GCCAAATGATGTCCTGCCGCAGATACCAGCCGTCGGCGCGGAGGGCGAACGCCAGCATCCAGGGAATGCCGATAAGGTCTTTATTTTTCAGACTTTTGCACTCCAACCCAAAACCGGATTTTCGAGTCGGCTGGCCACGATGTCCGGCGTAATCCGTTTGTGCGTTTTTTCGGACTGCATTGCCCTTGTAGCAGTTGTAGCTGTCGCCCATGTTCACCCACATGGTTCCGGTTGGTTTCAGCACTCGTCGCAGCTCGCGGAATAGCGTGACCAGTTTGGCGATGTACGTCTCGATGCTATCCTCAAGACCGATCTGACCATCCACGCCGTAGTCGCGCAGACCGTAGTAGGGCGGCGAGGTGACGATGCAGTCTACGCAACCGTCCGGCAGCAGTCGGGCCGCCGCAAGCGCATCCATGTTGTAGGTAGTATTGATTTGCATAACTTTCGTTTTATCGGTTTGAAGTCAGCCGAGCCACCAGCGCGGCGCATTCGTCTTTTGTGCGGGGCAACTCGATCGTGGTGGTGCGGCCAAGGTCGGCAAACAGGCGCTTCAGCATCTTGATGCGGAGCTTGCCCTGCTGGGTGGCCACGCCCTTGGTGTCGATCGCCATGTCGTAATCCGGCAGGTAGAAGTCCAGCGTGTAGGTGATCGCCCGAACGTTCTCCCCGTTGTAGGTGAACGGCTCTTGCAGGGTGTAGCGCTTTTGAAACAGAAAGCCTATTCCGTGCGATTTCAGCAGATCGTGCATGTAGCGTTCGAGTCGGCTGTCGAAGATTACCCCGTTTTCCTCTGTTTTCGTCGCGTTTAAGACCTTTCGATTGCCGATCGGTGTAGTTATGCCATTTCGGGGGAGATCGCCGGAAATAAGCCGCCGAAATTCGCTTGCGGTCATCGTGTCGGTGTTGTCGGTCGATCTTCGTCTCATGCTTGTATTGCGGCTATGTCGATTTTACGCATCCAGTACTTCGTGCCGTCGGGCATTGCGAGGAACTGGAAATCGTCCCACGCCCCCCGGCCTCCGTCCACCTCGGCGATCACCTCGTTGTACGTGTATTTGCGGCCCGTGTCGGCTTTGCGGCTCTTGATGATGATGTCGTGAGCCACGAACGAGGCAAACGTCGAGTATGCGGATTTGTTCCTGTACGCCCCTTTGTTGTCCATTGCCGCGATGATGCGGTTTATATCCTCGGCACTGAACTTGGCCAGAATGTCGCGGGCCTGCTCCTCGGTGATCGGCTCTGCCATCGCTGCGATTTCGGGATAGGCCGAATCGAGCCAGTCGAGGAACTCGGCGGTTTGGTTTTCCCCCACACCCCCTTTCCATGTAGGGATTACTGTGTGTGTATTACTCTTACTGTTACTCTTACTGTTAAAAAAAGGAAATTCGCCGATAATTGACGAAAAACCTTGTTTCCGCCTGTTTTCGGCGTCGAAAACTCCCGCCGGCTCTGTTTTTTCAACATTTTCGGCGTCGAAAATCATTTCATTTTTGGGGTTTCGCTCCTTTTTCGTTGTGTTTTCGCTTGTTTTCGGCTCATTTTCGGCGTCGATAATTTCCGCGCCCCCTGCGTCTGTTTTGCTTTTTGCCTTATTATCAAGGAAAAGCAAATCGCGCTCGCGCTTTAATAGCAAAGGTTTCAGGCCGTTACGGTGTTCGGTGGAGAAAATAAACCCATCTCCGATTTCCAACAGGCCGATTTTGACAGCATATTCTACTATCGCTATCAGATCCTCCGGTTCAACGTCGTAATCGGCCGCCAGCAACTCGACGGTCACATCGTCCCACTTGATGCGGAACAAATCGCTACTGGTCAGCGTTTCCTGCAAATAAGTCCATACCGCATACCCCAAGTGTGAAAACTTGCGCCGAATGGCCTTTACCATCGGTTTGTTTCGTTCGTTTACGTCGTGCGGAAACCAGTCCGCATTTAGTTTTCTCGGTCTTGCCATAATTTCCCAACCTTAAAATTTTATTACTCATTTAATTTTCGGAATCCAATTCCCACAGTAATTGGAGCAGTGACGAGCTTCGAAATAGCTTTCGGGAACATCGGGGTGTTCGCATTCACCATACCCGTTGGCGTCTTCATACTTGAAGCAATCGCACGATCCGCACACCTTGGTTCCGTTCTCCGTCACCCTGTTGTATTCCGTATCGATGTCGGCGGAGTACCCGGGGCATGTGTCTGTCTTATTCATTATCGTAATATCTTAAGAAATCAAAAAAATCCGTACATTCGCATCCGCTCTCAGTATTGCCTCGCTCGCCACATATCTGCAAGCAAAACGCCCTCTTCATTCGTTCCCGCGCATCTTTCTCGGCAAGTTCCACGGCTTTGTAAGCATCATAAATACCGACAACCGCCCAGCCGCAACCATCTTTATCTACCAGGTTCGCAGCGGCCATTTCGTTCTTGTCGATAAATTCCTTTGCTTTTTCGCTTTTCATATCGTGGTTTTTATGGTTAAAATGGAAAATCTCGTTCCTCCTCCGTCCGGCGCTCCCTGCACGTGCTTTCGAGCCTGGCGGACAAATAGAGCGGGTCATATAGACATCCGATCCGCTTGGCGACCCACAGCGGCACCCGCCCGTCGCCGATGTACGCCGCCGTGATCGCGTCGCACAGCTCGCATTCGTCGTGCTTGATGCACCGATCGCAATTCTCGGCGTCCCAGGCCGCCAACTCGCTGCGGTTGCCGAACGTCCTTACGGGCGTGTCTTTTTCAAAGGGGTGGTTGTTCCATTCCATAATCGGGGATATTAGTTTGCCAAATACAGCCGTACACGGCCATCGATGTAAAACTGGATCCGCAGCCCCAGCGCCTCCAATACATCCGCATAATTCTCGCGGATATAGTGGGCTGCCCGAGGGTCTGAAACATAATCGCGATAACGGATCACGATACGGCGCAAATCTCGCACATTGTCGGTATCAACAATATCATCGAACGAGGAGGTGCAATACTTGTAAAATCGGCGATGTACCTCTTTCGCCGCGTCCTTCATTTGCTCGAAAGTCAGTTCCATTTCATACGGTTTTTATGGATGATCCTTTCCGCCCATCCACTCGAACGGATCGGGCATACAGTCCAATTTTGCGCGATCATTTACCGGAGACTTTTCACGACGATGCAACCCTTGCCGATATATCATCATCTCTATGCTGGCAACCGATCGTCCGTACTCCTCGGCGATTGTCTGCACATCCACGCCGGACAGATAGCGGGCGATTACGTCCTGCACGTCGCGTTTGTCCCATCGTTTACGCCTGATTTCCATCGTTGCGGATTATTCGTGGTTGTCGAACCAGCTGGCGCGGTTCTGCGTAGCAGCGACCAGCTCAATTTGGGAGCGCTTAATCCGGCACTTGCTGTTGCGGGTTCCATCTTTGATTATCTCAATTAGTCCTTCAGCGGCCCATCGATCGACCGTACCGCGACCATATCGTTTGTAGGCTTGTGTAATCGTCAAATAAGGTTTCAATAGCCCGCACTCGACGGCAAACCTGCTGACGACCACATCCATGACCGCCTCAAGCTGCTTTAGCTGTAATCTGTCTATTGGTTGCTGGTTCATGGTATTACGATTTACGGGTTACTTTGATAACGCCGGTTCCCCTCAACGCGGATACCGACAATTTGATGTTTTTACCCTTGCAGTAGCGGCTGGCGTTGGCCCGCACGCTCGATTCGGTAAACTCGGCAACGCTGAACTCGACGCTTTCGCCAAGCCTCAACGCGGCAAAGGTTTCGGCAAAGTTTACGGTTCGGACTAATTCGGCCATAATTGAAAATTTGTTTATGTTTCGCTCCCGCGCCGGTATCGCTCCGGGCAACCGCTTGACGGTTCGCGGGAAAACACTAATTTTGAGCTACCAACCAAAAATTAAGTGTTATGTATGATCAAGAACCTGAAGACTGGATCAGCGAACACCGGAAAGAAATTGATGAAAAAGTCCGGCAAATTGCATCGGCTCGATTGCGATACATCTCTGATCGTGAAAAACATCGAAAAGAAGAGCTACAACATAAGCATAATCGAGAATTATGGGGTTTTATCATTGCCGTTATCGCATGTCTGGCCACCGTTCTCGGTGTGTTGTTGTCTATTCTCCGCCACTGATATTTGCGATGCCCCGGCCTTTAACCGTCGAATGAAATCGGCCTCTATCTTATCCGCCTGCCGGATCAAAATCTCCGTATAGCTTTTTACAAAATCGGCCATTTCCTTGTTCGCATCTTGTAGATAACACTCGTCCGTTTTATCCTGTCGATAGATGTAGAAAATCGTGGCTATGCTCGCGCCGACGATCGCAGCAGCAACGGCGATAATAACTATTGATGTCATGGCTATTCGTCTTTTAGGAGTTCGGGGTTGTCGTGGATGTTGCCGACGAGAAATCCGAGACACGGATTAAAACCACACATATCGGGGTTATTTATGTGGAGTTCTTTCAATAAAACATAGCCAAATCCACCCTCTGTATTATTCCATGAAACAACATAGTAGTGTAAATGTTTCGGGTCTATTCCGGCGGTGTTTACCAAAAAGGCGTATTCGTCTTCTGCATATTTGTTTGAGAAATGCAACACAATATCCCCCTCGTAAATCTCTTTACCGTGTTCGTCTTTCAGCCCCGTGTACTGGCCGACGGTGGAGGGATCGACCCGAACCCAGTATTCCAATTCTTCGCTCCAAATGAGGGTTGCCTCATTGCGCGTATCGAACCACAAGGAACCGAATACCCATTTCCTTTCTGCGATACCTATACCTCTGTACCTAATCTCTCTCATAATTTCGTTTATTTGATTATATTTGTAATTACTATTGCAATGACAATGCAAATATAGCGAATTAAATAACCAATTTCCAAATAAATGGCAAACAAAATAACTGAAATAAAGGAAAGGGTGTTGCAAATTGCTAAATATCACGGAGTTAGTTATGAGAAATTTTCAAAGGAAATAGGAATGTCTTATGCGAGTTTCAAAGGAAAGGCGAAATTTACGCCATTGAACTCGGATGCAATAGCGAATATTGTCACTATTTATCCAGATGTGGATTGCTATTGGCTTCTTACCGGAAATGGACAAATGCTTAAAAATAATGAGGCCTCCGCAGAAAAAAATGATAAAAATTCGGAACGAATCGATAAATTATTGGATATTGTTGCTTCCCAGCAAAAGACCATCGAGGAGCTGACGAAGAAAGTGGGAAACGCTGCACCCCTCCGTGCTGCTTCGGCGGGGGTATAAGATTGCAGCGAGGCAGCGAGAGGGATGGCGCCCTTGATATGGCGATTGCCGCCAAACCGCCAACAGAATTTGATATAATGCTATTTCACGCTTTTGCAGAATAAAAACCATTAAAAAATTATAACTATGAAAAAATTATCAATCATTGTAGGGTTATTCTCGGTATTGTCTATTTTCATGATGTCCTGCGGGGGGGGGGACAACTACCAGTCAAGAGAAGATTAACATACAAACTCGAATTGAGAGTGAACACGCTGTAGATAGCTTATATAGTTATTTATTACAAAATATAAACATGCAGGAGGGTATGGAAATTAAGGTAACCGAATTTTCTCCAAAAGCCTGTACCATGCAAATAACAGTACCCGAAGAAATCGGTGCAAGGGGAGCAGATGTTGTCGGCACAGGTATTTGTGTCTTGGCTACAAAATGGTTAGCCGCAAAAAAATATGACATCAGTTTGGGTAATATTTTTGTTCGCTGCTCTGTTATTAGCCCCTATGTCGGTATAACAGCACAACCGGATATGTTCACACATTGGGGGCGTGCAGTATATGACCCAAATATTGACAATGTAAAATGGACTTGGTCCAAGGCGAAATAATATCGGGAGGCAAGTTTGAATACAAAAAATCCCCGGCGTGATCCGGGGGGGGGTGTTTTTCGTCTATCTTTGCACCCGGACCTCAACTGAATGACATTGTTTCACGCATTTTCAGAATAAAACAATAAAAATATGGACTTCAAAGACCAAATCAAACAATTAAGCGAGCGTGTAGTCAAACTCAAAGACAACATCCAGACGGAGGAAGCCACCAAAACGGCTTTCATTATGCCGATGATCCAGGCATTGGGTTATGATGTATTCGATCCTACCGAAGTCGTGCCTGAGTTCACTTGTGATTTGGGCATCAAAAAAGGCGAAAAAATCGATTACGCGATCCACAAAGACGGTCAGCCTATCGTACTGATCGAATGCAAGCATTGGAAAGAGGATCTGAACTCCCATAACGGACAGCTGTTCCGTTATTTCCACGTTTCGAACGCTCGTTTCGGCATTCTGACCAACGGCGTCGTCTATCGTTTCTACACCGATTTGGTCGAGAAGAACAGGATGGATGAAAAACCGTTCTTCGAGTTCAATATGGAAAAATACCGGGAATCGCAGGTGGAAAAGCTACGGGAGTTCCACAAAAGCTATTTCGACATCGAAACGATCCTCAATACGGCCAGCGAACTGAAATACACGAACGAAATACGTAACGCCATCGTCAAGGAGGTGAATGATCCGAGCGACGAGTTCGTCAAGTATTTCGCGCGTCCGGTCTATCCGGGCCGTTTCAACGACGTCGCTTTGGAACAATTCCGAGCTATCGTTAAACAGGCTTTCGCTCAATATGCAAATGATTACATGAACGAACGCCTCAAGTCGGCTATCGGAGCCGATACGGTAGTAGAAACCCGGGCCGAACCTAAATCCGAGCCTGCATCACCAGTGGCAGCGCCCTCTGAAGAACCGGTGTGCGAATGTGAAAACAAGGTCATTACGACGGAAGAAGAGATACAAGGTTTCTATATCGTTCGGGCCATTCTTTATCCGGAAATCGACGATATTTCCCGCGTGGTACACCGTGACACGCAATCCTATTTCGGAATCCTGCTCGACGATAACAACCGCAAACCGATATGTCGCCTGCATTTCAACACGGGTAACAAATACCTCGAAACTTTCGATGCAGAGAAGAACGGCACGAAACATCTGCTCGAATCGCTCGACGACATCTACAAATACCGCACGGAAATAGTCGCTGCCTGCAAGATGTATTAAACAAATTTCTGCCAGATTAAAAAAGCCCCGGATCGCTCCGGGGTGTCGTTTTTCATCTATCTTTGTAACCGGACCTCAACTGAATAACAACGTAAGAATGGAATTACAACCTATCCAAAGCAAGATTTACGAGATACGGGGCCAGCGGGTGATGCTGGATTTCGACTTGGCTGAACTCTACGGCGTAACTACCGGCAACCTCAATAAAGCCGTAAAACGGAATATCGAACGATTCCCGGAGCGCTTTATGTTTCAATTGACCCAATCGGAGGCTTTAAGATTCCAAAATGGAACCTTAAACGAAACTACAGGTAAAACCAAGCGAGGCCAACATTTCAAATATATGCCTTATGCCTTTACCGAACAAGGCGTATCTATGTTGTCGGCAGTATTGCGTAGTCCTACCGCCGTGCAGGTCAGCATATCGATTATGGACGCATTCGTGGCGATGCGGAACTACATCACCACGACGACGCAGATAACGGCGGAACTGTCCGAAATACGGGCAAAGCTGGCATTGTTGGAACGTGCTGACGAAGACAATGCCGAAGCGGTAAACGATCTCTCGGAGGATATGCGTAAAGAACTTGACAACATTTATCAGGCTATCGCGGCGCTGTCGATCAAGGTGCCGCAGGCCCGCAAGTCGCCCCAGCCGATCGGCTTCAAGCGCACGGAATCGGACGGAAACAAGTAAAGATTTCGAGATTATTGTAAATTCTTCAAATACTTTCATATTTTAACAAAAAATCCCCGGAGTGATCCGGGGTGTCGTTTTTCCTCTATCTTTGTCGATGTTGTCCTTTCGACCTCAACATGAATATCAAATATACATATGACGCAGAAACAAGCCATACAATTATTTGAAGAGCGCAAGGTGCGCACCGTATGGGATGACCAAACGGAGGAGTGGTATTTTTCGATCGTGGATGTCGTCGGTGTATTGACCGACAGCGTGAATCCTACGGACTATATCAAAAAGATGAAGAAGCGCGACCCGGAGCTATCCAAAGGGTGGGGACAAATTGTCACCCCCCTTTCCGTGCAGACTGCTGGAGGTCGCCAACGGGTGAACTGCGCCACGACGCAGGGGATGTTCCGGATCATTCAGTCAATCCCCTCTCCGAAAGCGGAGCCGTTCAAACAGTGGATGGCGCAAGTTGCCAGTGACCGCCTCGACCAAATGCAGGACCCTGAATTATCGATTCAGCAGGCAATGGCCGATTATAAGCGGTTAGGGTATTCGGACAATTGGATCAACCAGCGTTTGAAAGCGATCGAGGTTCGCAAAGACCTGACCGATGCGTGGAAAAAGCGAGGGGTGCAGGAGGGCCAGCAATTTGCCACACTGACCGACATAATCACGAATGCGTGGTCTGGCTTCACCACCCGTGAATACAAGGCATATAAAGGGTTGCGGAAAGAAAATTTGCGGGATAATATGACCAACACAGAACTCATCCTCAACATGCTTGCGGAGGCTTCGACAAAGGACATAACCGAAGCAACCGACCCTCGGACGCTTGCAGCACACAAAGCGGTCGCGCGACAAGGCGGCACAATTGCCCGCAATGCCCGGCTGGAACTCGAAGCAAGAACCGGCCGCAAGGTGGTTTCTCCGTTGAATGCACATCAGGTATTACAAATCGAGAAGATGGACGAGGCGGAATTACAGGCCGAAGATGAAGAATAAAAAAGCCCCCGGAGTGATCCGGGGGCTGCCGTTTCCAAATAGGTCGTCGTCAAACAATAACTACCGGTAACAGCAATTCGTCACAATACAATCGAATAGAACGGCGCCGCGAATTTGTGTAACGCCTCGATAATCTTACGACGTTGTGCCGGGCGTGGTTTACTTTTATCATTGGCATAACGTCCTAACTGGGCGGCCGGAATGCCGGTCAATTCCGCCAATTTGGTGTCCTTGATATACTCTCGTGCATATTTCAATGCGCTAACCGCGTCATACTCCAGTTCGATCTCATACGCTCCGTCCAAATATGCCTTGTAGGGAAAACCCATCTCTTTGGCCGTTTTGATATAGAGTGCAACGCCCTCTTTCATGTCGGCAACGGCCGCCTTGACGGTATCGCCCATTCCGGCAAACATATCTTTTTCCATCATGGCCGAAATCGTTCCGTCCGATGCCCATTCGATGATAACCTTTACCTTTTCCATAAGTCGTGTGTATTTATTTCGTTTCCGGTTGCCCGGGGAGGGGGCTTATTTCAGCCCCATCTCCCGGATAAACCGCCGTGCTATTCCTGAACCCATTTCTTTCGAACCGTGAAAAGGAACCGAAACCGTTTTGCCATCCTTTTCATAAATTACGTGGCTCCCTGCTTGTCGGATAGATCGCCATCCGTTTTTTAGGATTAGGCGGTGCAACTCACTTGATTTCATATTACCCTTTGTTATTGTTTGACAGTACAAAGATAATGCAAAATATAGCATTATCCAAATAAATAGTATATTATTTTATACTTTTATAGATGATAATTAGTATTTACTTTTCACGTAGTCCAAAACAATGCGGTTGTTCGTGTCGTTGCGCGTGAACCGGCGGTGAATGTACCCCCGCGTGGTCTTAAGGCTTTTGCCGCTTTCGAAGCCAGAAGCCACCCCAACGTGATTAAGCGCCAGCGCAATGTCAGTTTCCGAAATCCCGCACTCCTCGGAGGCAAGAGTAGCCCAGGTGTGGCGCATATAATAGGTGCTTAAAGACACATCGATTCCCAAGTGCACGGCGAGCTGTTTGCAGCCCGCGTTTACGTTGTGGTTAAAGTCCCGGAAATTAGCGTACATTTTATAAAATGAGAACAACCGCCGTTTGTCGGGATCTCGGTACTTTTCAATCAGCGACAGCGCCTCCGGTTCGATCTTCACGGACATCAACGCTTCGTCTTTACGACGGTTAGCCGTCTTTTGCCGGTGGTAGATGATCCGATCGTCTTCGAGTTCGACATCGGCACCGAACAAGTCGGCGGTGTTCATGGCCAACAAGTAGAACGAGAGCGCCAGCACGTCCCGTGCCAGCTGCATACGCTTACCCGGGACAGTCTCGGCGTTTAGTATCTTTACGAGATCCTCGATGCACAAATCCCGCTTTTCGGGTTCTTCTTTGACCTCGACCTGTAATTTCTTACTCCCGAACGGTCGGTGGGTGATTAGAACCGTTTCGGCATCCTCATCGTTGTAGTGATCGCAGGCCGCATTAAATAAGGTGTGGATGTCGGCCAAATAATCCTTTACCGTTTGCGCCTTGCACCCGGGGCGCCGCACCGTAACCTCTTTTCCGTGCTGGTTTGTCCGCGTCTGTTCGTGCGGTTTCTGCATATACTCAACGAATCCCTGCAAATTCTTTACGTTGATCTCCTTGACGAATACGATAGAACGCCCGAAATAGTCGGTTAGGTTGCGAATAACGGCCTCGAATCGTCCAGCGGTACCATCCCGTCCCTCGGCCTTCAACGCCTGAATATGGTTATCGCAAAATGCAATGAAGTCAATGCCCACGCCGCCCTCCGTTGCCTTTTGTGATTCGATATACTTTACCAGGTCGGCCGCAGAAAATCGGCTCAAGTCCGTGCCCAGTCCTTTGGCCAGCATATCCTCGTATTTCGATATGTCATTTAACAATCCTTTCAAAATTGTTGTATCTTTGATCCCGGAAAAATCAGGCTTTACCTGCTTCCGACTGACATATACGCCGGTAGATATTTTTCTTACTTCCCTTTTATGGGTAAGGCGGATGGATACCGGAAATTTACCGTCCCGCCGCTCGTTCTTCTCTCTGATCTCGATAGAAAATGTAGGCATACACTTTGAATTTTGGACAAACAATGGACAAACAAAGCTACATATTTTTACCGAAATGTGTGTAAAAGTGTGTAAAATAAGACGGGCGTAGAAGGTTGATTTTATGGTAAATGCGCTGTATGGTAGATTTTTAGGGGATTTTACCTTGAAATTATAGACTTGCATGGCATGCAAGAGGTCACGAGTTCGAGCCTCGTATTCTCCACCAAACAAGAAACAGCCGCATGATTTCATGCGGCTGTTTCTTGTTTGATAGTATGTCTTTTATGGGCGGAGTTCGGACGCTTCCGTCGGAAGTTTTCCCGGCTGATCCCGAGGGTCAGTTTTTCAGGTATTCTACTGCCGCCAGACCGTCGTTGAGGGGATAGAGGCCGATGCTCAGCGATTTGTCTTCGCTTTCATATACGTACATTCTTTGTCCCGGACGGTATTCGAGGTAGATGTACAGCTGCGAGAGGTAGGTGTGCAGGTCGTCGATGTACAGGTCTGAAAGTATCGATCCGCAGGAATATACTTTGTTGTCTTCGAATATATATATGTACTCTTTGACGATGCCCTTGCCTTCGAAATACAGCGAGGTTTCCGATGCTCCGCTGTAGGCGTAGGGCACCGAAGCTTTCACTTCCTCCCGTGTCTTGCCGTACATGAATACGGGAGCTTCGTATTCCCTCAAAGTGGGAGGTGTGTTGTCCTTGTTCTCATCGTCGTTGCATCCCGCGAATCCCAGCATTACGGCCGCGAAAGCGAATAGTAAGAATTTTTTCATAGCGAAAAGATAAACGGTTTGAAATAAAGGTTTGATCGATTGTAAATGAGATAAATTATTCTTTTACAATATGGGTGCGCCGCCGGATCCCTGAATATGGTGTCGAGGATATCCGGTGATCGTCTATTTTTGCCGGAAATAGATCTGGATCGGTACCCCCGAGAAATCCCACTCTTCCCGAATCTTATTCTCCAGGAAGCGGCGGTAGGGATCCTTGATATATTGGGGCAGATTGACGAAGC